CCTGCTACCTGGTTTAACGCAACCGAGAACATCAACGCCGGCCAGAGTGATAAGAACTTCGAGTTTTCCCGCCGCTATCCCCGCCTGATCCTCTTCAAACACCAGCCTCTGTATGCGAGCTGGGGCATGTACACCTGCCAGGAGCAGCCGCAATGACCCGTATCACTGTCATCGCCTTCCTGGTCTGGTCCATCGTGTTTGGAGCCGCCTGCTATGGATTCGGCGTCTACGTGCAGAGCAACGCCAGTACCGCCGAACTGGTCAAGGACCAGAAAAAAGACACTCAGCTGACCAAGGCCAAGAACCGAAAAGCCCTTGCAGCCGGCATCCGCGCCGAGCAGGCCCAGGTCAAAACAGATACCTACTTTCAACACCTCCGCTCCGACTATGAGACAGACCAACACAATAACCCTGGCATTGGCTGCGTGCTTGACCCTGTCAGCCTGCGCCGCTGGAACGATGCCAACGCGCAATCAGGCAGCCCAGCCGCAGGCCAACCTGATCACGGACTGCCCCAGCCTACCGCTACTGAAGCCGGGCCAGAACGCAGTGAACAACCATATTGAAGTCGCCCGGCTATACCGCCTTTGCAGCAATAAGGTGCATGGCTGGATTGACTGGTACACAACCACGGAAGCGCCTGAATGACAGATATCTTTGACCGCGCCGCCGAACTGGAGCTGCGGCAACGCGAAGACGCAGTGGTCAGGCAGAGGGACGAAGCCCTGGCAAGAAATCAGGCCAGCGCCGCATCTTTAGGCGTGCGGGACTGTGTGGACTGCGAGCTGCCCATCCCGACCAAGCGCCGCAAGGCAATTCCCGGTTGCACCAGGTGTATCGAATGCGAGCAGGCAGTAGAGGCTCGCAGCAAGCTAATGAGGCGTTAAATGGCGCGAAAACAAGTAAATAGGAAAACCTGCATGCAAATCAGCAATGACGATCTGGCCCGCATCCTGGGTCGTATGGAAGCCAAACTGGATGAGCAAGTCCACGCCTCAAAGCGTATGGAAGGCGGACTGGCCAGCCTTGACAGCAAGGTAAGCCGTCGACTTGATGAGCACGATCAGCGCCTGCGTGATCTGGAAATCGCCAATCCTAAAAAACTAGGTGAAACCGTTAAAGGCCACGATGCACGCATCCAGGCGCTGGAAAAAGGCGCGGCCAGGGCCGGCGTGGTCGCGGGGATTGGCTCCAGCGTCGCCATTGCCGCGCTGGTGGAATTCATGAAACGCAAGCTGGGGTCTTAATGGCGAAGAGTGCCGATGTGCGCGCCTTGGTGCGCAAACATTATGTCTTTGATCGCATATCGCTGGAGCAAGCCGCCAGCCTGGTCAATGTCGCCTATACGACCGCCAAGCGTTGGAAGAGCCAGGCAGCGGCCGAAGGCGACGACTGGGACAAGGTGCGTAGCGCCTCGGCCCTGGGCGGCGGCGACGTCGAGCAATTGTCACAGCAGATTCTAACGGAAATGCTGATCCAGTTTAACGCCGTGCTTGATCTGATCAAGGCCGACAAGGAAATGCCGGCCGCCAAGCGCGTCGACCTGCTCTCCAGCCTGATGGATAACATCCACAAGAGCATGGCCGCCATGCGCAAGTTCCTGCCCGAAGCAAACAGCCTATCCATCGGTATGACGGTCATTCGCGGCCTGGCCGAGTTCGTCCAGGAGCGCTACCCGCATCACGGTGCGATGCTGGTCGAGATCCTGGAGCCGTTTGGGGACGTCTTACCCAAACTACTGGCGGATGCCAAATGAAGAGCAACGATTTAACCACCAAGGAATTCCAGAATGAGCTGACCGACCTGGTCAGCTCATTGCGTAGGGACATTGAAGCCCATCAGATGGGCCTGGACGCCTCGCCGGCCGCGATCAAGGCACGCCGGAAGCGGGTGCTGGACGGCGACTTCAAGTTCTTTGCCTATACCTACTTTCCGCACCACATCCGTGGCGAGCCGTCGCTGTTCCAGGCGCAGTTCTGCACCCGCTGGCCGCAGCTGTTGCGCCAGCCGGGCGGCGTCAAGGAATGGTGGATTGCCCCGCGTGGCGAGGCCAAGTCATCAATGCTGACCAAGATCGGGCCGGTGTGGTGTGCCGTTCAGGCGCTGCTGCAACGCCCTGAAATACGGTCGGAGATCGGCTGGACGGCCGCGCCGCCGCCGTTTATCGACTATGTCATCCTGCTGGGCGCCGAGACCAAGCTGCCGACCAAGCTGGTCGAGGTCGTTAAAACGGAACTGACGATGAATGCCACCCTGGCGCTGGACTTCCCGGAAGTGTGCGGCAAGGGGCCTATGTGGAAGGTCGGCGAGTTCATCACCAAGACCGGCGTCAAGGTGGAACCGTTCGGCGCAGAGCAGGCGATTCGCGGCACCTTCCACGGTGCCAGCCGGCCGAAGCTGCTGCTGGGCGATGACTTGATCACCGATGCCGAGGCGAAGAGCCCCACCGAGCGGGAAAACCGCTGGAACTGGTTGACCAAGGCCATCGACTATCTCGGCCCGCCTGACGGCAGTGTCAAGTATGGCGGCGTGGGCACGATCCTGGATAAGGACGATCCTATCAGCCGGGCCAAGCGCACCATCGGCCATGTCGTTCACCATTTCCGCGCGATTGAGCAATTGCCGACCAACATGGACCTTTGGGCCAAGTGCGAACAGATGATGCGCAACGACGACGCCCGCCTGGTCGAAGCGGCCGCCAAGCAAAATATGGTGGTGCCCGACCAGGAACTACCGTCCCATCGCTTCTATCTGGCCAACAAGCTGGCCATGGATGATGGCGCGATTACTTCCTGGCCGTCAGTCCGATCACTGTTCTGGCTGATGCGCCAGCGCGCTACATCGCCCAAGGCGTTCGGCACCGAGATGCAGGGCGACCCGCGCAGCGAGGAAGACAAGGTGTTCGGCAACATTACATTCTGGGTCCAGCGAATGCAGAACTGGATCATCTTCGGCGGCTGTGATCCCTCCATGGGCAAGGGAGAGACTTCCGATCCTTCAGCGATCCTGGTCGGCGGCCTGGACCCGATTACCAGGCGTCTGCACGTGATGGAAGCGATCATCAAGCGCCGGGTGCCTTCCAAGCTGGAGGCGGACCTGATTGCCATGCAGCGGGAGTTCCGTTGTCGGGCCATCGCCTTTGAGAACAATAATGCCTATGAGCACTCCCGCCAGACCTTCATCCAGGCCGGCCTGCTGGCGGGCGTACCGCTGCCGTTGATTGGCGTCACTGCAAGCGTCCCGGCCGAGGTGCGCGTGGACTCCCTGGAACCGTATGTCACCGATCTTGTTGTGCCTAGCATCCTGCTGCACGCAAAGCTGGTGCAACTGCTGTCCGAGCTGGACACCTGGCCGGAAAAGCAAACCAACCATCACTATGACGGCCTGACCGCCTTGCATCTGCTTTGGCACATCGCCATTACGCGGGGCGCGATGACATACGACGATTTTCAGAGTCAGGCCCGCCGTGGCAGTAGCGGAACTAACGGCCGTGACGACTTTTCATCCAATTCCCGGAGCATGATGTGAGCAAAATCCTTGACCAGTTTGGCAATCCTATCGAACGGGCCGTCCTGGACGAACCTCAGACCACACGTATAGCGGCGTTACAGAACCAATATCTAACGCCCATGTTGGGCGGGCTGACGCCGGCCAGGCTGGCACGCACACTGCAGGAGGCCGATAACGGCAATTTGTTGGAGCAGCATCGCCTGTTTTCCGACATGGAAGAGCGGGACGGCCACCTGCGCGCCGAGATGGACAAGCGCAAGAATGCCATCGTCGGGCTGTCCTGGGAGATCGTTCCTCCGCGTAATGCCACTGCAGCGGAGAAAGCGGCAGCAGAGTGGGTCAAGGAAGTGCTGCAGGACGCCGTGGACCCTATCGAGGATTTGTTGATCGGGATGATGGACGGCGTCGGCCACGGCTTTGCGCCCATAGAACTGGAGTGGCGCAAGGAAGGCAGCGAATTGCGGCCTAACTTCCATCCACGGCCGCAGGAGTGGTTCCGGCTGAACCAGGCCAGGACCGAGATACGCCTGACGGACGGCACCGTCGACGGCATGCCACTGAGGCCGTTCGGCTGGCTCATGCATACTCACGGCAAGGCAAAGAGCGGCTATCTGGGCCGCATGGGACTGTATCGCACCCTGGTATGGCCATTCCTGTACAAGGCGTATGCGCTGGGCGACTTCGCCGAGTTCCTGGAAACCTACGGCCTGCCGATCATCGTCGGCAAATATTTTTCCGGCGCGACGGCCGAAGAAAAGTCCAGCTTGATGCGGGCCGTTACAGCACTTGGGCACGATGCCCGCGCCATCATGCCGCAGGAAATGTCCCTGGAAGTCCAGAAGGTAACAGGCGGTGGCGGCGACTCGGCGCACCTGTCCATGATGGAATGGGCGGATAAATCCGAATCCAAGAGCATCCTCGGTCAGACTCTGTCGGCCGATGCCGGCAAGAGGGGCGGCGGCAGCTTCGCCCTGGGCAAGGTCCACAACGAAGTGCGGCACGACATACGGCGCGGCGACGCCCGCCAGTTGTCGGCGACGCTGACCCGCGACCTGGTGTATCCATTGATTGCCCTGAACCGCTCCGGCGTCGACGGCCTGACCCGTTGCCCGCGCTTCGTGTTTGACCTGTCCGAAGCGGAAGACCTGACCGCCTACGCGGATGCACTGCCGAAGCTGGTAGCGGTCGGCCTTCAGGTGCCACGCTCCTGGGCGCATGAAAAGCTGCATATCCCCGTCCCCCAGAAGGGCGAAGATGTCCTGAAGATCATCGCGCCCGTTCCGGCTGCAGCGCCGCAGAACGGGAATACACCGGCCGAACTGTCCACCAGGCTGCCCGCCGCGCTGTCCACTGCGCCAGAAGGCCCGGTCGGCGGCGTTGTAGATACGCTGGCCACGACAACGGCGCCAGCCTGGAAAGATCTGATCGACAGCGTTAAAAAGATGGTCGATGAGGCGACCGATCTAACGGCGCTGCAGGCCAGCCTGGTCAATGCGTTTGGCGGCCAGTCACCTGACGCCCTGGTCAAACTGATGGCGGCGGCGTTCGCGCTGGCTGAGCTGAAGGGCCTGAGCGACGCCCAGGACGGGGCTTAGTCGTGCCGGTCAGCGTCACATTCCCTGGGAAGGATGCGGCCGGCAATGCCGTCTCTAACCCGTTCGATGCGCAGTTGGCGTTCTTCAAGAACAAACTCAACCTGCCCACGGAACGCTATGACGACATTGTCAAGGCTGCCCATGACCGCGCCTTCATCGTCGCCGGCGCGGCTAATGCC